TCCAAAACTTTTAGTTCTTCTAATTATTGTACTAATTTTCAAGCAGTATCTAAAGATGGAAGAATTGGAAGAAACTTCAATTTAAATAATAGTACTAAAGATGCATCTAGTATGACTGTATATGCTAGACTTAGTGATGAAGACAACACGGAGGGAACTAATCCTCAGCAAGTATTTGTAATGGCATGGGAGAGTAGATAATGGCATTTCAAGATTTTACATTTCAGTTTGGAGATACATTAACAGCATCTGCTATGTCTGCTGTTCAATCTAATTTTAAAGCACAAGCTTTTTTTGAAAGCGACAGTCCTTTACAAACAGGTAGAGGTAAAGTCATGGTACATTTTGCATCTGATGCTACAATAAGATGGAGTAAAAATGTTTCGTCTGTTACTAAAGGAACTAATGGTCAATATACAGTAGCTTATTCTGTTACATTTTCTCAAAGTATAGTTAATTCAAACCAATTTCAACATTATGGTATATTAGCAAATGCAAAACTCGGAGCTACAGATGCACAAAATGTTTTTGCTACAATAATTACAGAGCAAAGTTCAAATAGAGCTGTTATGTATCATCATGGATTTAATGAAGGAGCTGATAGTGAATTTACACCTGATGAAGTTGTATTCATTGCATTCGAATAATGGGATTTACTGATTTAACATTTTCAAGTGGTGCAGTATTAACAAGCAGTAAAATGAACGCATTGCAAGAAAACTTTACTGCTGTAGCAAGTCAAAGCACGGGTGCTCCACAATATACTGGTATACCAAGAAGATGGGTTAGTTTTGAAGCAAATAGAACAATAGCTGATTCTTTTTTAACGAGTTCTGTAGGTGATTTAGGCTCTGGAAAGTATCAAATTAATTGGACAAATGCATTTTCAGGTAATTATATGGTTACTTGGGGATTTAAAGCAGGTGCTGGACAAACTAGCAATGTTATCTTCAATGTTACCCTTTACACAGTTGACGCAAATAAGGTAGAATTAAAAGGAAGAAACGCAAACACTACAAGTTCTGGTGATAGTGCAATACCAATTAGTGTTTGTGCATGGCAGGAAACATAAAGGAGGTTTAATTATGTGGACGATACTTGATAGACTTAAAGAACCCTCAACCTATGCAGGGTTAAGTGTTATTGCGTTAATATTTGTTACTCAAGCTCAATGGGAAACAATATCTACTGCGATAGCTGCAGTTGCTGGTTTGATATCTATGATACTTAAAGAGAGAAGTAAATAGTGTTTGAAAAACTTTTATCAAAGTTGATATCTGAATTACTTGGTAAGGGACTTGCTGCTGTACAAGAATATTTAAATAAGCGAAAGGTAGGAAAACTACAGAAGCAGGTCTCGAACCTCGAAGCAAAAGTTAAAATGTTAGAACACGAAAAAAGTAAGACTCAAAAGATACAAGATTGGAAATATCGACTAAAAAACAAAGAACAGGAGTCTTTAGCCAAAGAATTAAACAAAATACGCAATAAAGATTGACAAATGAACAAAAATCCTCTCAGAAGCACAGAAACAGGGCATATAAGGCAGTATGGCATAAAAGCATACATTATCATTGCTTTATGCATTATATTGCTACCAGCATGTTCTAATTGGCTCGTTTTTAACCCTGACTTGCCAAAAAAAATAAATTATACAGAATCTAAATTTGTAGAGTGTCCTGTTCCTCAAAAAGGTTATTTATGTATAGAAGATACTCACGCAATCAATAATGTGTTAGACTTTAAAAAGTGCCAAGAGCAAAATTATTTGTTGAGAGAATTATTAAATGGACAATGAACTTATCGCAATGTTATCCCAAGCACCAGCTCTTGTTGTTATCGTATGGTTAGTAATGAAACAAAATGGACATACAAATGGAAATGGAAATCAAGAGTTAATACGAGCAATAGCTAGGTCGCTTGAAAAACTTGCAGATGCACAAAGAGAAGCAAATCAAATTGCTGACAAACGTGCAGAAGGATTTGAAAGATGGGTAGAGCTCCAAAGGACACAGTGTCAAAGTCAATTCGTGTCAAGAAACCAAAAATAGATTATCCAAATTTACTCTTAAATCAGTTATTAGAAACAGACTTACCTTTACCTGTAAAAGAACACAAGTTTCATTCAGTTAGAAAATGGCGATTTGATTTAGCTTGGATAGAACAGAAGTTAGCTGTAGAAGTAGAAGGTGGTATTTGGACTTATGGGCGACACAATCGTGCAGCAAGTTTTATAAAAGACATGGAAAAGTATAATGAAGCTTGTCTTTTGGGGTGGAATTTGCTACGATTTACAACAGATATGGTAAAAAATGGCGAAGCAGTTAATATGCTAGTCAGGTTTTTTAAAAATGAAGGCTCATAAAAAAACAGTTTTTATTTCTGATATACATATTCCTTATGAAGACAAAAAAGCTTTGGCAATGGCTATGGACATTATCAAAGACCAATCTTTAACTAGTAATGACAATATAATAATCGGTGGAGATTTATTAGATTATTATCCTTTAAGCACATTTTCTCCAGATTTAACTGCTTCAAATATTGAGATAGAATTATTTGAAGGTGTAACATTTTTAAATAAACTACGAAAAATTGCTGGTGATGCTAATATATTTTTCTTTGAAGGTAACCATGAAGAACGTATGCAAAAAAAGATTTTATCTTGCTGTGCAGCGTTAGCTCCATTTTTAGCTAATAGATTACACATGCATGAAATATTAGAGTTTAGAAAATTTAAAATAAGAAATGTATCTACACCTTTTACTCTTAATAAAAAGTTATTCTTTATGCATGGACATGAAAAAAGAGGTTTTTCATCTCCTGTTCATATAGCAAACGTAAATTTAAAATATTACAATAGAAGTATAGTCTTTGGACATCATCATAGATTTGACATGAGTATAGCGACACAACTTGATGGTTCATTGCTTGGTGGTTTTGCAAATGGTTGTTTAGCTGATTTATCTCGTATGCCTGGAGGTTTATATTCACCTTTTGACAATACACAAAGAGGGCTAAGTATAATACATGAGAAATCAAACGGATTCTTTTCTGTAAATCAACATATCTTTATACCTAACAAAAAGAAAGGTTATGAAGTTCTTGTAAATAATAAATCTTACACTTCTAAATAATTAGCAATACGTTGTATAAACATAGAGTGTTTTAATTCACCTGTTTCTATACGAGTTACGACAGATGCAAATGTTCCTACATTAGCAGCTACATCAGCTTGTGTTTTCTTTAATAATCTTCTTTTGATTCTTATTTGTTGGAACAATTCATAGTTATCTTTTTCTTTGTCAAACTCTAACAATAGTTTTTGATTTACTATTTCTGGATTGTTCTTTTTTCTATTGCAAACAAAAGATAAGTATTGTTTTGTTACTCCAAGCCTCTCACCGATTTCTCGGTATGTAAGATTTTTAAATATTCTATCTTTTTCTATATCTAATATTTGTATCTTCATATAATTAATTTACACAATTAATTTACATTTGACAAGTAGTTGACTAATGTATATAATATTTACATGGAGGTTAGATATGAGTTGTATTTATAACGAAGAATGGTTAGAAGCCAGATATGAACAATATTTAGAACAAGGTTATAGTCCTAAAGATGCAAGTATTATGGCTCAAGAAGACTTTGACAATGGTGATTTTGCAGAACCATTAGATTATGAAGAGGAGGTGTAATGAAATATATTTATGGAAAACATCATCAAGTGCATGTAGAAGCAGATTCTATAGACGAATTTTTTGAGAACTTAGCACAAGTACCTGAATTTTACATGGTATCAGATTCTTTACAACTAAGAGAAAGACTAGTTGGTTTGTTCACAGATACACTTGAGAATGTTCAACCAGAAGAATCAGAATTAATATTTAAAAAATTATTAGAACATGGAGTAATAAAACTGTGGCAGTAAAAAAAGAAAAACTGAAAAGAGGACCAGGTTTTTTCAAACAACAACATGAAGAAAATGCTGAAGGTATGAAAAAAAAGAAACGTAAAGCAGGAATAGAAAGAAACAAAACATTAAGGAGGAAAAAAAATGTTTTATCATAACAACACACAAGAAGATTCTGCTGAGAAAAAAAAAGAACGTATAGAAAGAGCAAGAAAAACAAGAAAAGCTTATTGGTACAAAAAAAAACAAAAAAAGGAGGTTACTAATGGCGTTAAAAAAAGTAGAGGATAATACTAAACTTGTTACAATAGATAAAGTTATAGCAGGAGGTAGAGGTATAGAGGTCAGTGGTCAAGCATATTGGTTTAAAAAAGCAGGAGGACAAGTTTGCCAATATCCAGCAGGTACATTGATAAATCTTGAATATACACATCTTAAAAATGATGAAACTAATGAAGATTTATTTATGATAAAAGAATTGCATGAAGAACAGAACATGCATGACAAAAGAATAGATGCTGCGATAACTGGAGATAGAACTGGACTCCCAAAGGAGGAGTTACCTAAGTTTTCTACTCGTTCAGATAATCATGCAATATCAAAAGATGACAAGATAACAAACATGAATATTTTGAATAGAGCAGTTGACTTTTGCATAGCCACTGGCAATTTAAGTGATGAAGATATACTGGAAAGATGTAACAGATTTAAGAAAATGCTTTCTGAATTTTAATATGTTATTATCTTAATAAGGGGTGTCTGCTTTTACAAATTACCTCCCTCCTGTATTGTTTGGCACTCCTTCTTGACTTTTCATTGACAAATATATTATAATACTATTGGAGGTAATCATGGAAAAGCCAAGTTATTATGCAATACTACCTGCAAATGTAAGATACGATTCAAACATTACACAGTTTGCAAAATTATTATATGCAGAGCTAACTGCACTATCAAATAAGCATGGTTATTGTTGGGCAAACAACACATATTTTGCACAATTATATGAAACAACACCAAGGACTATACAAAGAGCATTGAATGATTTAGAAAAAAATAACTATATATGTAAAGAAATTAGTGAGGATAAACGAAGAATTTTTTGTATAGGGGCGACAAATTTGTCTATACCCCATGACAAAAATGTCGTACCCCTCCATGACAAAAATGTCATACATAATAATATAAAAGATAATAATAAAAAAGAATATATATATGATAGAAACTTAGAAGACTTTGGTAAATTTTGGAAAGCTTTAAATGGTCGTAAAGTAGCAAAACCATCAGCACTAAAAGCTTATTTAAAAATAGATACCGATTTATCGGCAGAAGAATTAGCACAAAAATATAATGAATTATTATCTAGTCGAGATGAAAAATTTTGTCCATACCCTCAAAAATGGTTAAACAATGAGGGTTGGAATGACCAAGTAAATCAAAAGGTACAAACACATGCATTTGTATCTGAGGAGAAGATATATCGTGATGAAGATGGTTACATTATATCAAAAGAAGAATACGAAAGGTCTAAGAAATAAGTTGAAAAACTTGTTTGGATTTTATATAATTAGGAGGAATCATGACAACGAACGAGGTACAAGATACTCTACTAAACGAAGACGAATTACAAATAAAGATAATTCGTGATGCTCTTTACATTCACAAGCTTTGGTTTAGGGATGGCAAAATTATGCCAAGATATCTTAATAAGTTAGAACAGCTTTTAAAATCATACGAAGAAAAAGAAGCTAAAATATTAGCAAAACATAATCTTGTAGGGAGCTATAATGAACCAGATAGTTTCACATGAAAATAATGCTGAAAAAAATTACGAGTTACTTACTCCAATAGTAGATAAGTTAAAATCTATAAATATAACAATACTTAAGGGTAGGTTACAAAGAGGTATGCTTTTACAAAAAGTAAAAGAACAAAAACTATTTTTAGGTTATGATGGTTGGGTAAATACTTGGGCAGAATTTTTAGACAACATAAATATATCAAGAGAAACTGCAAGACAAGACATAGAAATATATAATGAATTTTTTGATTATTTAGAAAATGAACCTTTATTATTAAATACAATATCTTATGAACGCCTTGTACGACTGCTTCCTGTTGTTAAAAAAGATAAATCATCTTTGTCTAAGCTCCTTGATATGGCAGCAAGAAGCAATCGTACAGACTTTGACAATAATATAAAAGAAGCAAAAGGTCTTGTGCCAACAGATAAATGTAATTGTGAAAACCTTATAATATTAGCAAGATGTACAATTTGTGGAGTTACTTATCGTAGGAAAGACTTGGAATAGAGGTTTCGAGATGAACAATAAATTTATCAAAAAATATTCTTTAGAATATGTAGATTTTATTCGTAACAAACAATGTTGTGTTTCTGGTAATCACGTTGCTGACCCACATCATTTACATGCTTTAGGTATGGGTAGCAATAGACAAAAATCAAATGCTCGACACTTTACTTGTATACCTTTAAGTAGAGAAATGCATACAGAGTTACATGCACAAGGTTTATCTTATTTTGAACAAAAATATAAAATAGATTTATGGCAAGAAGCTTATTATTTATTTATAAGTTTTCTTGTTATGAAAGGAGTTATTGATGATGAAAGTTTTGAAGACCAAGATTGAAGACATAAAGCCTTATCAAAAAAATCCAAGAAAAAATCAACCAGTAGATAAAGTTGCTAAAAGCATAAAAGAGTTTGGATTTAATAATCCTATAATTATTGATAAAGATAATGTAATTATTGCAGGACATACAAGATGGAAAGCTGCACAAAAATTAAACATGAAAGAAGTTCCTACAGTGCAAGTAGAGTTAACAAAAGAAAAAGCAAAAATGTATAGAATTATTGATAACAAATTATCTGAAGAAGCTATATGGGATAAGTTCCTTTTAGATTTAGAAGTAAGCGATTTGCCTATGGATGAATGGGATTTTGAATTTGATGATAATTCGGATGAAGTTTTAGAAGAAATAAATATAGAAAGGAACACTGAAGGCATACAAGCAACAGACCAACAAAAGAAGTTAATTTTTATGTATCAAGACCCTAATAAATACTCAAAACACTTTGATAAAATACAAGCAATAAAATATCAATATGGCTTTGATACTGATGACCAAATAATCGAATATTTACTAAAGGAGAATAAAAATGCCAATGACAACAACTGAACAAAGATTTTATAATCTTTTACAAAGTATAGAAGATAAATTAAATACAATAATAGAAGGTAAAAAAGAAAAACCAAAAGCTACAAGGAAAAAAACAAGTGGTAATACTCGTAAATCCAATGTGGTCCGTAGAGCATCTAAATAAAGATTCTAACTATGTACACATTAAAAAAGTATTAGAAAGATTCACACAGTTATATCCTAATTATTATTTTATTATTCCTTTCCCCATCAAACATTTTAAATATTACGAAGACGGATTTTTTGAAAATCCAAATATCGTAAGAGTTCCTTACAAAATACCTTTATCAAAAAAAATTAACAACATTACATTTGATGGTGAATGGTACAAAGATATTGTAGAAAAATATAATATAAGCATGGTTTATAACCAAATACCTGAAGTAACAGGACAATTAAAGTGTATTGATACGCATTTTACATCAAATATTATAGTGATAAATCAACATCATTATATTTATCACGACTCACTACCTTATCCTCTTAAAAACCAAATGCAATATGTATATTGGCAAATATTAGGTGATGTGTTAGCTGATGAAAATATTTATAACTCAGAATACACTTGGCAAATGGTTCAAGATAATATTGATAAATATATGCCAAATTTCAAAGATAAGATATCAGGCAAAGTTTTTTATATGGGATTGTTCAATGAAAAAGACATAACTAACAATGATAAGTTTGATAAATTTACATTTGTATATAATCATAGATTACAACAATATAAAAACTGGGAAACTACTTTTGATATATTTGATGAGCTATACAAATCTTATGATTTTGAAGTTGCAATATGTCCAGTAGGTACAAGTAATTTAGTAGCTGTAAATAAAAAACCATATACAAAAATATATGAAGTTCCAACACAAAAAGATTATTATGATGTGTTATCAAGATGTCATGTTAATACTTATAATTCACAATATGAAACTTTTTGTATTTCTATCTTTGAAAGTATGATGCAAGGTCTTGCAGTATGTGTTCCAAATAAAACAACAATGCCAGAACTTCTAGGCAAAAATAATTGGCAAATGTTTGAAAATACAGAAGAACAAAAAAATAAATTATCTCAGTTATTAGATAATCGTGGGTTGTTAGAAGATTTATCTAAAGATAATCAAATGCAAATTGCAGGTTTAGATATTGATAATTATTGTAATAATTTAAAATCTGTATTTGAAGAACAAATAAACAAAAATAACTTTTTTTTATCAATGAAAGAAAAAAATCGTGAAAAACTTAACAAATTCTTAAGTAAATTTACAATAATAAAAGCAAACGACCTTAAAAAAATTAGAAGACATATTAATTTATCTAATCAATCTGTGCCAAATCATAGACTTGTAAACATAATGCATCACGCTGGTTATGAACAAAAGATTAAAAAAGATGACATTATATATATGAAAAGACTTGACAATTAACAAAATACAAACAAAATAAAAGTATGGCACATAGAATATCAAACAATAAACTTGAAGAATTGATAGTGCAACATAAGGGTTTTGTAACAAGAATATGTAAGTCTGCTGGTATATCAAGACAAGCTTTCTATCGAAGATTAGAAAACTATCCTAAACTTAAAGAAAAATTAGATGCTAGTAGAGATGAAATAGTTGACTTTGCAGAATCTAAGTTAATAGAATTAATCAATGAAAAACATTATCCAAGTATAAGATTTTATTTAGAAACACAAGGCAAAGATAAAGGTTATGTTATAAAACAAGAAATCGACAATAAACATACTATTAATAATATCTTAGAAGTTCCTGAGATGGGAGCATATGAGCCAACGATTGATGAAATCACAGATACAGAACACTAATGTAATTTGGAAACCAACAAAAAAACAGCTTGAATTTTTAAAAGCAGGTCCTATCTTTGAAGTCGCATATTTAGGTGGAGCAGGTAGTGGTAAATCTTCCGTTTTACTTATAGATGCTTGTAGACAAATGATGTTTCCAGATGCAAAAGCTGTTGTCTTCAGAAGAACAACTAGAGAATTAAGACAACTTATAGATTATTCACAACAACTTTATTCTAAGCTAGGAGCAAAATGGAATCAACAACAATCGTTTTGGCAGTTTCCTGGTGGTGGTAAAATATTTTTCTCACATATGGAAACAGTAAATGACAAATATCAACATGATGGTCAAGAATATTCTGCTGGTGTTTTTTTTGATGAAATAACATCTTTTGAAGAAGAACAATATTTATATCTACATGCAAGATGTAGAAGCACAAATCCAAAACTTACACCCAGAGTTAGATGTACAGGTACACCAGTTGGTAAATATGTAGATTGGGTCAGAAAAAGATTTGTCGATATTGGTGCATATAAAATTCATGAAGATAAAGTAACAAGTTTAAAAAGATTATTTATACCTGCTAATTTAGATGATAACCCACACCTTAAAGAAAATGACCCACAATATGAAGCAAGACTCAAAATGCAAGGTGATAAAATTTATCAAGCTCTAAGATATGGAGATTGGACCAAAATAGAAGGTGTATGCTTTCCAGAAATATCAGTACAAGAGCATCTGATTCCAACATATAGACCTAGCGAATCTGACATAATTATAAGAGGTTTTGATTATGGATTTTCTGCTCCTTTTGCAACTGTCTGGTTAGCATACACTAGTGAAAAAAATTTAATATGTTTTAAAGAATATGTAGGTACAGCAGATGGAAGCAATAAAGGTCTAAGATTACCTGCGAATGATGTAGCAAAAAATATTTTAGATACAGAAAAAGCTAATAAACTTAATCCTTATTATTGTCCCTCTGATGTGTCAATGTGGAACAAACACAACCAAGGAGAATCAATAGCAGAAATATTTGAATCAGAAGGCTTAACATTACATCAAGCAAAAAATGACAGAATTTATGGTACACAACAATTACATATGAGGTTATCACCACTTCAACATACAAACAAGCCATCTTTGTTTTTTACAGAAGATTGTCCCTATACTTTTAAAACTTTATCACAGATTTTGATAGACAAAAAGAAAATAGAAACATATGATACAAATGGATTTGACCACTGTGTAGATGCACTAAGATATGCAGTTTGTGAAATGCCAATAGAAGGAGATGCAGCAATGTCGCCAGTAGATGTCTTTGGTGATAGAATATCATCTAATATGCCTTTTTAACCTTTACTTCTCGAGCAATATACAATAAACTATAAAGAAATGGCTTTACTTGACAAGATTACAAAATTATTCCAAACAAAAGATGAAACGCCACCTAAAGTTAAATTTGGTGAGTTAGCATCATCTGAATCAAGATTTACTTATAAAAATCAAATAATACCATATAATCCAGATACTTTAGTTGGCAGAAAAGGTATGCAAATATATGATGCTATGAGAATAGATGATATGGTTAAATCATCACTTACTCTTAAAAAGTTTGCAACATTAGCCCCAAACTTTAAAATTTTACCAGCTTCTAGTTCAGAACAAGATGAAGAAATAGCAGATTTTGTAAATTATTGTTTTGAAAATATGAATGGTTCTATGAATGATGCACTTTTTCAAGTAATGTCAGCACTTGATTATGGTTTTTCAGTTACAGAAATTAATTATGAACTGTTTGAAACTGGACCATATCAACAAAAAATAGGCTTAAAAAACTTAAAAACAAAAAGACCTCATTTCTATAAATTTGAGGTAGATAGATATAGCAACATAAAGAAAAAAGGTTTGATTTATTATTATGAGGGAATTGAAAAAAAATTACCCATAAATAAATTTTTAATATTTAGTTATCAACAAGAGTTTGGAAATCATTATGGAACTTCAGATTTAAGAGCAGCATATCGTGGCTTTTGGTCAAAAGATACAATAATTAAATTTTGGAATATATATTTAGAAAGATTTGCAAACCCAACTGTGCTTGGTAAATATAGAAACAATGACCCTAATACAACAGGTAACCTAAGAAAAATACTAGATAATCTAACAGCTAAAACTTCTATTACACATAGAATTGATGAATTTGATATAAGTTTTCTTGAGCCTTCAAGGAGTGCAACTGATGACTTTAAAACTGCAATTAATTATTATGATAAATCTATTGCTCGTTCTATTCTTATCCCTGATAGACTAGTAGCAGAAGGACAATTTGGTGCATATTCACAAGCAAAAGTTCATTTTGATGTGTTTTTATATGTTCTTGGTAAGTTAAGACAAGACATAGAAGAAATTGTAATGAACGAACAATTAATAAAAAGATTAGTACAAATAAATTATGGCAATGTGCCTCTACCCAAATTTAGTTTTAATCCAATGACTGATGAACAAAAATTAGAATTAAATCAATTATTCGTTGATGCAGTTGCTAAAGGAGTTGTTACTGCTACTGATGAAGACCAAAATTCAATTAGAGAAAACTTAAACTTCCCTACTAGAGAAAAAGAAAACAATAGAGAACAAGAAGGCTTGGCAGAGCAACCAATTTATGAAAATCAAGTTGATAATTCAGAAGAAATGCTTACTTTAAATAGTCAAGTAGATTTAAGACCTACTAAAGGTATGCAAGAAGAAGGAGAAAAAGCTTTAGAATGGAGAAGAGAGTTTGGAAGGGGTGGCACAGAGGTTGGCATAGCGAGAGCAAGACAGTTGAAAAACAGAGAGAATCTTTCGCCCAGTACAGTAAAGCGTATGAAGAGCTTTTTTGCCCGACACGAAGTAGACAAGAAAGCACAAGGATTCAGACCAGGAGAAGAAGGCTATCCAAGTAATGGTAGAATAGCATGGGCAATGTGGGGTGGAGATGCAGGACAGACTTGGTCAAATAATAAAGTAGACCAATTAAATAAAAGACCTAATTCTGAAGAAACTGAATCTAAAGAATATCAATCTAGGCGTGATAAAATTTTACAAAAAAAAGCTGATGACCATAATGAAAAGTACGGAGGCACTAATAAACGTACCAATACTCGAACTCTAAGAACTGTTTACAATAGAGGCATAGGTGCATATAGAACTAACCCTGGTTCTGTTAGACCAACAGTTACATCAAGAGAGCAATGGGCAATAGCAAGAGTCAATAGTTACCTTTATGCCTTAAGAAATGGTCGTTTTCGTTCAGGAAAACATGATACAGATTTATTTCCAAAAGGACACCCGTTAAGTACAAAATGACAAATGTAGCGTCTGTTACAATACATAAGACTATTAGTCAAGTACAAAATGTTGGAAAACATGAATATAGATGTTACAATTGTTACAAATTGCTTGGTAAATCTCTTATAAAAGAGTTTAAGCAATTAGAAATAAAATGTCCGAGATGTCGGGTAATAAACGAGGTGTAGTTTGCCATTTAAAAATGAACATGCTGCACGAATCAGGTCTGCTACTGGTTTTGATAAGATTAGAAGGGTAGTAGATTTAGATGACGGAGTAGATGCTATTGTTGGCATAAAAGACGGCAAAAGTAGAGAACTCTCTCTAAGATTCGACAAAACAAAATTCTCGGTACGACAAGCAAAAGCTTGGCTAGAACGAAACAATTACAAACCAATTTTGTTCGAACCAGCAAGGAGAGATAACAATATGCCATATCATACAGATAGAAAGAAAGAAGAAGATATGATGCCAAAAGATGAAGAAAAGGAAATGATGCCTGAAGAAAAAGAAAAGGAGATGGAAAAAAGACGTAGAATTACTTATGCTATGGACGATTTGTTTACTGACAAAGATGAAGCAGCAAAAGCAGCTCCTAAAATGGGTTTAGAAGGTAGTCATGAACATATACATATGATTGATGGCAAAGAAGTAACTTTCTATATGCCTGGACCAAATCATCAAGCTTATTTAGAAGCCAAAGAAAAAATGGAAAAAGACAACACAAAAAAAGAAGAAGAAGAAATGGCTATGCCTGATGATGAAAAAGAAATGAGAGATAAAGATAAAGAAAAAGAAATGGCAGATAAAGATAAAGAAGAAGATATGGCAATATCTGCAAAAGATGTACATATAGACAAACCTTTTGCACAAGGTGATGACTGCAATTGTGAAGAAGAAAAAGAAGTTTGTGATGATTCATGCGAAGAAGAACAAAAGAACAATGCAGTAGAACAAACATTTAACTTAAATGGAGTCGAAATTTTTTCAACAGGTATCTGGAATGGCGATAGATATACTCAAAAAGATTTAGATTCTATGATAGAAAACTTTGATGAGGTTGGTTTTGAACCACCTCTCAAACTAGGTCATAATGATGAGCAAACTGAGTTGAAAGATGGACAACCTGCTCTTGGTTATATTGACAAAATCTACAAAGTAGGAACAAAACTTGTTGCTGATTTTAAGGAACTTCCAAAGAAAGTATATGAAGCTATCAAGCGTGGTAACTACAAAAGAGTTTCAAGCGAAATATATTGGAACTACAAAGCCAATGGCTCTACATTTAACAGAGTGCTCAAAGCAGTTGCTTTGTTAGGAGCTGAAGTCCCAGCAGTTACTAACTTGCAATCAATCGAAGGATTGTATAGCAATATGGGAACTGGTGAGGTCAAATCATACTATGATGGAAAGGAGAGTGAAATCATGGAAGAATCCAAAACAATTTCAGTCGAAAAGTATGAAGAAGAAATTTCACAGCTTCGTCAAGAAAAAGAAGAAGTTATGAAAGAGTATCAAGCACACAAAGACGAAATTAAAAAAGAAAGTATCTCCACATATATGCAAGAACTTAAAACAGAAGGTAAAATCCTTCCAGTTCAATATAAAGAGGTACAAGCACTTCTCTCTACTGCAACTGAAGAAAAAGTTTACTCTTATTCAACAGATGATGAAAAAGAAGTTAACTTATCTCAGTTTGAGTTAGTAAAATCTATCTTAGACAATATGCCAAAAGTTGTAGAGTTTGCAGAAATTTCTGAAACACATGATGAAGAAATACCTGAAAACTATGACAATGCAGGTGTAGAAGTAGATAGAAGAGCAAAGCTTTATGTAAGTAAAGGCAAAGCAAAAGATTATTCTGAAGCTCTAAAATTAGTTTTAGATTCAGATAAAACTTTAGCTGAAAAATATGAAGAAGAAAGGAGATAAGAATGAGTAACAAAACGTATTTATCAATGGTCGCCAATGAAGATTTATCTACTGCACAATATAAAATTGTAAATGTAGATGGCGATAACGGCGTAAAACTCAGAGTAGCTGCAGGTGCTGGAAGTCTTGGTGTATTAGACAATAAACCAAAATCAGGCGAACACGCAACTGTAGTAGTTATGGGACTAACAAGAGCATTTGCAGGAGCAACAGTTACAGCAGGACAATTTGTAACAAGCACAGCTTCTGGAACATTTACAAATGCTACATCTGGACAATACATTCTAGGAAAATCTATTACAGGTTGTGCTAGTGGTTCTACATTCCAGTTGTTACTTCAACATAACGGATTTAAAGGTTAATAAAACATAAGGAGATTATATTATGCCAATAGTATCAAGAGATGTTCATATTGATGTACCTTTAAGTAATTTAGTTGTTGGTTTTGAACCAACAAATACTATTGCTCAAGACCTATATCCAATAGTGAACGTAGAAAAACAATCAAATGTGTTCTTTAAATGGACTAAAGGAGATTTCTTTAGAGTTCCTGACACAACAATAAGAGCACCAAAAACTAAAGGTAGAACAGTTGCTTACAACGTATCATCAGATACATACTATGCAAAAAACTATGCTTTAGTTGATGAAATAGACTATGAAACAATGGTCAATGCTGACGCTCCATTACAATTAAGAGAAAAAGCAGCAAGAAACTTATCTAACTTATTAATGTTAGATTATGAAAACAGAGTAGCTTCACAACTAAGAAGTGGCTCTAATTTAGGTTCAAACGCTGCAGTTGCTTCAAAATGGAACTCATCAGCATCTGGAACTTCTGACCCATTTGCAGATATTCAAACTGCAAAATCAGCAATTAGAAGTACAACAGGTATCGACCCAAATACAATCATTTTTGGTAGAGATGTTTATAATGCTTTATTAAGACATGCAGACATCTTAGAAAGAATCAAATATGTTCAAAGAGGTGTTGTAACAAAAGACCTTCTTGCTGCATTATTTGATGTAGAAAATGTTTATATTGGAAATGCTATCATTAACACAGGAGAAGAAAATCAAGCAGATAGCTTTAGCTCAGTTTGGGGTAAAGACACTATCGTTGGACATTTCGCTCCACCAAGTGCAGATGGTAGAGAGCCTTCACTAGGTTATTCCTTCAGATGGACCAACCCAATGTTTGGAACACCTATGGCAGTCGAAAGCTGGGAAGACCCAGACCACGGCAACTACATGAATATGAGAGTTCAATATTATCAAGACGAAAAAATCGTTGCACCTGAACTTGGTTATTTATGGACAAGTTGTGTTGACTAGACTACAACTTAGAGGGACTGCTTCGGTAGTCCCTCAAGTCAAACCTTCTAAATTAAAAACAAATACTAATGTGCAACATGCACAAATCAGAAGATACCAAAAAGAACAAAAGATAAAAAAGAATCTTTGTTTATTTACAAAATTAGTTTACAATAATTATTGAGTGCAGAGGAAGACAATAATGATTGTCTAGCGAAGAAAGTCAAGAGATTGGCACTACCTCTTGCACAGATTACCTATGAGTAGCAGAGAAAGGTGGCGACCAACGCAATACCCAGATTATCTTGTTTCCGATTGGGGCAGAGTAAAATCACTTAAATGGTCAACCCAAGATAAAAGTCATTTTAGAATATTATCTCAAAATCCAAATAAAGATGGATATATGACTGTTACTCTTTACCCCGATAAAAAATATCTTAAAAAAACAGTACATAGATTAGTAGCAGAAGCTTTTTGCAAAGGTAAATCAAAAAGCAATAGACTTGTTTTACATAAAGATGGCAATAATGATAACAATTATTATAAAAATTTATATTGGGGTACACATAAAGATAATTTTAATGACATGGTAAAACATGGCAATAATGTAAGATTTTGGACTAGCTCAAATTGTCCATCTAAAAAATTAAAAAAAAATCAAGTTAAAAGAATAAAAAGAATTTTAAGAGAAGATAAAACTTGGGGTATACAGTCAAAACTCGCAAGAGAATACAATGTAGCCCCAAAAACAATAAGCGATATTAAGGTAGGTACAAATTGGAAAAATATAACTTAGATATAGCATTTTTAGTTGCAGGTATGGAGATATATCCAAATATCATGAAAGATAAATCTTTAGGAGGAAGTGAAACTGCTGGAATAGAAATGGCTCATGCAATGGCAAAAAGAGGTCATAATGTAAAACTATTTTGCAACACTTCTAAAACAGATAAATTAGATGGAGTGTCATATCACCCAATCAGCAATAATGGTCAAGGTATAGATAATTTTTTAAATTACATTACTACTGCAACTGTAGATGTAGCTGTAAATCAAAGACTACCTCAAGCTTTTGCTTTACAATCAAAATCAAAACATAATGTGCTTTGGCAACATGACTTTGCAACAATGCAACAGAAAAAAGAATTTAATTCATCTCTTTGGAATGTCGACCAAATTTTTGTGTTATCAGACTGGCATAAAGAACAATATCAAAGAACTTATGGAATTTGTGATGATGATACAATATACAATTACAATCCATTTTTTAAAACATCAAATGGAATATCCAATATACCTTCATACAATATTGATAGAAAAAAGAAACAAATTGTTTTTACAAATAGACCAGAACGTGGAATGGACACTTTACTTTATCAAATTATGCCTGAAATATGGAAACGTGATAAAGATGTAGAATTAGTAATATCTGGTTATGACAATACATCTC